TGCAGGTGTGGTGAAGATGTTGTCCCAGCCGTGGGCCTTGGCAAACCCCGCACGAAAGTGGCCGACGTGGCGGTTGGTGGATACAGAAAAGTATTGTGGAGTTACCCACAACTCATGGGTATTGGTGAACCGGTTGAGCACGTGCTTGCACACAGTGGTGCGGTAGCTGATGCCATAGGCCAACAACTCGAACTGAGTGTTGCCGAGAACCATCGGCTCGGTGGGCCTGTGCGTGTTCATGCGGGAACCGCTGATGGATTTTTCGGCACGTGCAAAAGCATGGCCAACGTCTGCATGGGAATATGACATGGTGAACTCCAAGAAGTAAGTGAATGAGTGAGGGAGTGAGGGAGTGAACTAATCCCACGGGATTAGGGTTTGCTGAATGGGTCGGCGCTGTAGACGCTTTCCCACCCAACAGACTATATTGTACCAGAATACCCGTAGTTTGTCAAGTCAGGCATCAGGCGGTGGATTGTCTTCGGGCACAGGGTACTCGTCGAACATAACGTCGTCCACGCTAGGTAGATGTGCGTATGGGTTCGTTGGCGGTTCTACAGGCTTTCGCACCTGCGCCTTGGACTCGACCACAGCCAGTTTAGTCGGCTCCGGCTGTGCCTCCTTATGCTGCAGCAGCCCATCTTGTTCAGCAAGCGAGTGAAAGTGAGCACGCGTGATGCCTGTCAAAGTCATAAAGCGCCGCGCTGCCACAACCTGCATTAGTCGATGCTCTTCGTCAGAAATACGTATAGTCAGGGTTTTCATGAGTTCAGCTCCAAAAATGATGATGCGTAGAGACTGATTGAATCAGTCCTAATAAGTTTTGTCAGACTGTTTGAATCAGTCCTAATGATAACACAAATCAGTCTCCGAGACTGACGATTTTCTACCCTTTTTTGCTGCTAAACTTGCAAATCCCATGGGATTAGCGATGAAATCTAAAGAATCGGGGCAAAATATACCTGAGTAAAATAGTGGGACTCTACACGTAAGTCGTTGATTTCAAAGGAGATTCTCGGACTTTAGCAGATTAGTTGGTAGTTTTGGCATGAGAGAGAAGTCTTGGGGGTAGGGAGGGTGGTGCCGGGCTGGGTGTCGGAACAAAAACAGAAATGCTCAACCTTCCTGTCTTATATTTATCAACTAATCTACTAAACTAACTAACAGGGTACTTTTGCCGGTTCCGGGTGCCGTAAGTCGTTGATTTCATTGGGTTTTTAATCCCACGGGATTACTCGCAGTTTATTTTACAATAGTCGAAAAACCGGACCCTAGGATTCATGCGGGTTACAGCCGCTATTCTCGTATAAGCCATCTTGGTAGTGTGGGTATTTCGCGTGGCTCATTTGGCTAAATCGTCTGGCCAGTATGTCTATCCCTTAATTCCATGGGATTAGCTGGGCTTGGCGCGGGCCGTCGCGCACTGGATCATGATAGTAGGCCGTGATAGTAGAAGGGCTCCGGCGAGGGTGATAGTAGGCAAGTATGGCCAAAAGGAAAAAAGCCCCCTTGCGGGGGCTTTGGATGGGGCTTGCGCCCCATGGTTTATGCGCTGGCCTTGCCTTTGACCACTGTGCCTTTGGTGGCTTTTGTGACAACATAACCACAGTCAATCAACCGGGCCACAATTTTCTGGTGGAAAACGGCGTCAGTAAAATATGCGTCAAGGTTTGCGAGCCACTGTGAAAACCCGTCAATTTCCCCGGCTGTCACGGTCATGTCAGGCGCTGGCGCGGCGGCTGGCATTTTCGCGGCGGGTTTCTTGGCTGATACTTTGCGAGCGGTGCCGATACTTTCGCGCACCTGTTTTGCGGCTTCGCGCATGGCATGTTTTGGCATGGCGGCGGCTTCGGCGGCGGTCACGTGCACGTCTGCTTTTTTGCCGTCCACAATGGCCGATACAGTCACCGGGGTTTGCGCGGCGGCATGAAGGGTCAACGCGTCAACAAAAAGCGCTTTGACATTGTGCCCGGCTGTTTTGAAGTCATCAGAGTAGAGGGCGACTACGTCAGCGATACGCTGGCCGATGGGGGTGGCTGGGTTCAATTGAGCGCTGGCGGCTTTGCCCGCTTCTTTGCACAGTTGCAGCATGGATGCTGCGGCTTTGCCCGCTTTGAGGATGAGGGCAGCGGTTGCGGTGTCACGGTGCGCAATGATGGGGGATGTATTTGCAGTCATCAAGTATCTCCGATAAACCCGGAAAACCCCGGGAGGTTATGCCTTCGTGGCATGGCTCAATTATAGCGGATAAATGGCGGGTATGTCCACAATTTAATTCCATGGGATTGGGCACGCATGATAGTAGGCGGGGGCATGGCTGGGCTGGTCGCATACTGGGCAGGGTGTGGCGCGTGAGGCAGCGCGGCAAGTGATGATAGTAGTGGGCACCCACCCCCTCCACCCGTCCATAGGGGGACCCCCCGGGGGTGTCCTATTCCCTCACCCGTAAAGCGCCCCCCATTTTTTACACTCCAAACAATCTACCAACTTATTCGCAATTTAAAAAATCCCAGCTTGTTTCAAAAAAATTTTACCCGTGTTACATTCGGCCCATGCACAACTCAATCTCAGCAGACCAGCTTCTGCGAGAACTTGCGTTGGCCGTAGCCCGGAACAATGTTGGTGCTCTGCGCCCAGTCTCCGAGGTGATTGCCAGTGAAGGTTTGACCCAAGCTGAGTACGATGCCATTTCAACCAACCCGCAGTTCCAGCGGTACGTAGACACGTACTCAGCTGAGCTCAAGGACAACGGCTTCTCTATTCAGGCCAAGTCTCGTCTGTTGGTAGAAGACCTGTTGCCGACCATGTACCACTTGGTCAGAGACGTCGAAGCTCCAGCGGCTGCACGGGTCAAAGCGTTTGAGAACTTCGTTGAGCTCGCCGGTGCAAAACCGAACAAAGCTGTGGAAGCAACTGCAGGCCCGGGGTTCAGCATTACCATCAATGTGCCCAGTGGTGCACTCACTGCAAGCTCGACAAAAGCCCTCTCCAGCGCAGATGTAACTGAGTTGCCAGTGATCACGCTTCCCACCAGAGATAAGCGAGCGCCGACTAACATTTTGTTTGATGAGCCGGACAGCTACGAGTATGCTGGTGAGGACTACCTATGAGCAGCTTGCAGTTCTCCCCGGTACCGAGCCTTGTGCCGTTTTTTCTATCTGAGCAGTTCCTGTCGCTGGTCTGTGGCCCCGTGGGATCGACAAAAACGACCGCTGGTATCGTCAAAATCCTGTACCACGCCAAGAAAATGGCCCCCAGCAGGGACGGCATACGGCGCAGCCGCTGTGTTTGGGTGCGGAACACACGAGAGCAGTTGCGAGACACGTCGATCCCAGACTTTTTGAAGTGGTTTCCAGACGGTTTGGCGGGCTCGTTCCTCAAATCCGAGTACAAATTCTTCCTGAAACTGGACGATGTCGAGTGCGAAGTGTTGTTTCGGGGTTTGGATGACTCCAACGACGTGCGCCGTTTGCTGTCTTTGCAGGCCAGTTTTGCCGTGCTGGACGAGTTTCGAGAGATCAACAAGGACGTTTTTGAGGCACTTCAGGGTCGTTTGGGCCGGTATCCAGACGGAATGATGGTGCCGCATCGCCCTGAGTGGGGCAACGATGACAAGGGCAATCCCATACAGGGGTGTGTCACCGACGACGGCAAACCCAACAGCCACTTGTGGGGGATGAGCAACCCGCCGGACATGGACACGTTCTGGGAAGGGCTCTTGGCCAGCCCGCCGGACAACATGCACGTCACCATTCAGCCGTCGGGTTTGAGTCCAGAGGCCGACTGGATAAGGCTGCTGCCGTCCGGGTACTACGACAACTTGGCCAAGGGCAAAACACAGGAGTACATCGACGTGTACATCCACGCCAAGTTCGGCAAGAGCTTGGCAGGGCAGCCGGTGTTCCGCAGCTTCGACGGCGACTACCACGTGGCGAAGAATCCGCTGGTGCCCATCCTCAACGGGATGCGGCCAGTGCTGATCGGCATGGACTTTGGTCTGAACCCCAGCGCGGTCATCGGCCAGCTCGACGCCATGGGACGCCTGCTGATACATCGCTCGCTCACGGCGGACGGCATGGGCCTGCTCAGGTTCCTGCGGACGATACTTAAACCGGAGCTGGCGCAGAGTTTTCCCAGCGCTCCCATACTGGTCATCGGAGACCCGGCGGGCACGGCTCGGGCGCAGACGGACGAGAAGACTGTGTACGACATTCTGGAGCAGGAAGGCCTCATGGCTAAGCCAGCGTACACTAACAGCATCATCGCTCGGATCACGGCGGTCGAGCAGTTCCTCAACAGGCAGGTGGACACGGGCGCTGGGATGCTGGTTGACCCGAGCTGTCGCCCGCTTATCAACGCGCTGCGGGGCAAGTACAGGTACAAGCTCAAGAACAAT